TCGACCAGTTCGGATCGATCGAGATGCAGGACGTTGAAAGCCGGTTTTCCCCGATGGTCCGAATCGACGCGCCCGCCACCCGTCGCTGGGTATTCCCGGTATCGTCCGATCTACCTCAGCTCATCGATTCGTTCGACAAGCTGAAGATCATCACTGACCCGCAGTCGTCCTACGTGCAGAATGCTGTGGCCGCCGGTAATCGGCGCAAGGACCGGCACATCATCAGCGCCTTTTTCGCCGACTCGAAAATCGGTGTTAGCGGCGGGGATACCGAGCAGTTCGGTACCACTCTGACGACCTCGGGCGGTCAGAACGTCGGCGTGAACACCGGCGGCGCCGCGTCCGGCCTGAACGTCGCCAAGCTCAAGGCGGTGTCTCGTCGCCTCATGGAGGCGGACGTCAGTATCGAGGCCGAAGGCGGTATTCATGTCGCCATCAACGCCAAGCAGCATGAGGAGCTGGTTACCGAGATCCAGGTCATCGGCCGGGAGTTCGGAGAACCGGTGTTCGATAAGAACAAGCTGCTGACCAACTGGTGGGTTTTCCACTTCCATCACACCGAACTGATCCAGACGGGAACCGACGATCAGGCGGGAACGTCGTACATGGTCCCTGCGTGGGTAAAGAGCGGCATGCATCTGGGTATGTGGGATTCGCTGACCACTGACATTTCCCAGCGCAAGGATATTCAGGGCCTGCCGTGGCAGGTGTACGTGAAGATGACCGCCGGCGCGACTCGCCTTGAGCTGCCGAAGGTTGCCCGCATCTGGTGCCGCTGATCAGGCCAGAACACAGGAGATAGGCTACGGCTGTCGAACATCTGAAGTCCGCGGTGATCACCAACGCCGATGCGTTGCCCCGCGTCATCAACAACCCGTACACCACGCGTGGCGAGATGCGCGCGTCGGTGGGCGTGGCGGCGGCATCGGCGTCGACCAGCATCGGGTCCACTTACCGCCTGGTTCGCGTGTCGAGCTCGGCGCGCATCCATCAGGTGATCGTGGCTGCGAGTGCGTCCGGCGCCACTGGGCAGTTCAATCTGGGCCTGTACCAGACGGCCGAGAACGGCGGCGCGGTGGTGGATGCCGACTTCTTCGCCTCGGCGATCGATCCGGGCGGCGCTGCGATCGACTCGACGGACGTCACCCATGAGTCCGCCGATAGCGCTGCGAATCTCGTCACCCGTGCAGGCATGCGGCTCTGGGAGGCGCTCGGACTGACATCTGATCCGGGCTGTGATTATGACGTGGTCGCCACCATGAGCGAGGCCGGAGCGAGCGCGTTCTCGATTGCCTGCAAGGTGGTGGAAGTCCTGTAGTCGAGCCTGAGGCGGGGGGCAATCGCCCCCCGTCCATTTCGGAGGATTCATGGCAGATCGATTTTATTCCGTGGTACAGGGCGAGGGGCTTCCGAGCCAGGTCACCGAAGGATCGTCCACGTCCAGCGAGGCGATTGAACTGCGCGTCAACGATTCGGTGTACGCCGACAAGCTGGCGGTGATCGTTGGTCTCGAGGCGATTCTGCTCTACCTCAAGACCAAGGAAACGAGCCCCATCGCATGAACGCCGGCGGACATATCCGGGTCACCGCTACCGGCCAGATCCATACCGGACCCGGCCGGCTTCTTGGTTTCTACGTGTCTGAGACCTCATCCGGCACCGTCGTTCTGCGTGATGGGAATTCGGGCGGAACCCAGATCACTGGCACGGTCACGCCGGCTGTCGGGTGGCATGAGCTGCCGGCAAACTTCGCTCATGGGCTGCATGCAACCATCGGCGGGTCGTCGCTCGACGTTACCTTCCTGGTCGCAGGTTGATGCGTGGCCAGCAATATCGACATCGCCAATGCCGCACTGCTGAAGCTCGGCGCGGATCGGATCACCAGCCTCAACGACCATAACGATCGCGCTCGCGTTCTGAGCCAGCGGTTCACGATGGTCCGGGACGCGGAGCTCCGGCGTCATCGCTGGCGCTTCGCCCTCTCAAGAGCATCTGTCCCGGCCCTCGCAGATCCTCCGGAATTCGGGTACGCGCGGGCCTTCCAGCTCCCTTCCGACTTCCTTCGCTTGGTGCAGGTAGGGGAATACGATCTCGGCGATAGTCTGGCCGATTACCGATCCGCGCCCACAGCGCGGTGGGCGCTGGAAGGGCGGACGATCCTGACTGACCTTCCGTCCCCGCTTTCTCTCCGGTATATCCGAAAGGTAACCGATTCGGCGCTATTCGACTCTGCGTTCGTCGAGGCGTTTGCGGCTCGCCTGGCATGGGAGTGCTGCGAGCGCATTACCCAGTCAGACAGCAAGCGCCAGCTGGCTGCTGGCGAATACAAGGAGGCCGTCAGGGAGGCGATCCGGGCGAACGCCATCGAGGCGCCACCTGAGTACGGTTCCGACGATTCTTGGGTAATGGCAAGGACGTACTGATACTGATGGCGAAGGCGTCCCCCATTCTTACGGCGTTCAATGCGGGAGAGCTGTCCCGCACGATCGATGGCCGGGTTGATCTCCAAAAGTATGCGCACGGCTGCCGGCGCATGGAGAACTTCATTCCGCTGATTCAGGGCCCGGCCCAGCGTCGCGGCGGAACCCGGTACGTTGGGGAGGCGGCGAACTCTGCCGAGAAGTCGTGGCTGATCAAATTCGAATACTCGGCGACCGATGCCTATATCATCGAGTTCTCGAGTTTAGGCGTCATCCGGATGTACAAGAACCGTTCGCCGCTGAAGGTATTCTTCGCGAACGTGCAATCTTGGAATAGCAGCGCCACCTATTCCCCGGGGGAGATCGTGTCTGGTGATCTGCTGCTCGGGCTGCCCTGGTATTACTGCACACGGCAGAACACCAACAAGGATCCGACCGACCCGGCGAATTGGCCGTATTGGTTTATGATGACGGATGACGACATCTTCGAGATGCCAAGTCCGTACACCGGCGGACACCTGACCATGTCGGACGGAACCTGCGGCCTGCGCGTCGTCCAGTCGGGCGATGTGATGTACATCACGACGGCCAGCGGCTCACTTCCCCCCATGAAGCTGGTCCGCTACGGCGACACCTTCTGGGCGCTTGAGGAATACAAGCCCCTACAGGGGCCCCTGGAGCCGCAGAACATCTCCGCCATCACGCTCCAGGCGTCGGCGGCCACCGGGAGTATCACCCTGACCGCGAGCGCCAGCCTGTTTCTGATGGTTCGGGATATCGGAAGGTTGGTGCGGATTGATTCCCAGAACCTGTCGGTCAGGCCGTGGGAAGTAAACAAGTCGTACACCACGGGGGACTTTGTTGAATACACCGGCCTGATTTACAAGGCGCTGAACAGCAAGACCTCCGGAACGTCGCCGCCGATCCACACCCATGGCACGGCGTATGACGGGCAGGACGGGGTGCAGTGGGAATATCAGCACGCCGGGTATGGCATCGTCCGAATTACCGGGTATACGAGCGCGACGACCGTCTCCGCTGAAGTGGTGTCCGACCCAATAAACGGATTGTCCATGTTGCCGGCGGACGTAGTTAGCGGCTCGACTGCTCGGTGGCAGCTTGGATCATGGTACCCGGGAAACTACCCGGTCGCCGTGACGTTCTACGCTTCCCGCCTCTGGTGGGCTACAGCGCTCGCGGTATACGGGACGGTGCCGGATGACTACGAGAACATGTCCGGAGACTTCTTCGGCGAGGTGTCCGCCGACGCCTCGATCTGGCGTTATGTTCTGTCTCAGGACGTGAACCGGATCAACTGGATTTCTGGTGCCGACCGGCTGCTGATCGGGACCAATGGCGGTGAGTTCGTCGGCGCTCCGCTTACCGAGTCAGAGCCGATCGGACCGGGCAATTTTCAGGTAAAGCGGCAGAGCAATGTCCGGTCGCGCGGGATCCAGCCCGTACTTGTTGGCACAAGCGCATGCTATGTCCAGCGCGCCGGAAAGAAGTTGATCGCAACTTCCTACGCGATTCAGAACGACAGTTATATCGCGCAGGATCTCGCCGTGCTGGCCGACCGTGTCACACGGTCAGGGATTGTCGCAACCGCTTACCAGGGCGAGCCGCATTCGATCATCTGGTGCGCGCTCGCCTCCGGCGGGTTAAGGGGCTTCACGTATAACGCCCAGCAGGACGTGATGGGATGGCATCGGCACGATATCGGCGGGGCAGTTGAATCGGTTGCCACCATTCCGACGCCGGACGGCGCGGCGGACGACCTGTGGATGGTGGTTCGAAGGACGATCAACGGCCAAACGAAGCGATACGTTGAGTACATGGAGCGCGCATGGGAAGGCGCGGACGAGGACGGCACCCCGGGCGATGCCCCGGAAGATGCGTTCTATGTGGATTGCGGCATCACCTACGACGGTACTGCGACCGCGACGATCACCGGGCTGGATCATCTGGAAGGGGAAGAGGTCGCCATCCTCGCGGACGGGGCAACACATCCGAATCGAACGGTGGTTGGCGGTCAGATCAGTTTGCAGCGCGCTGCGAGCGTGGTGCACGTGGGCTTGCCGATGGTGTCTCGCCTGGTCTCCATGAGGCTGGAAGTGCCGACGCCGGATGGAACGAGCCAGGGCAAGACGAAGCGGAT